CGAGAGGCACCATCCGAGTATGAACAGCGAAGCGGAAATTCTCAGGCGGATCGCCAACATGATACGGCCCGGTCGCGTGCAAGACGTCAGGCACACGCGGCCTGCGCGCGTGCGCGTCTCCACGGGCGATCTCGTCACCGATTGGCTACCGTGGATCGAGGTTCGTGCGGGCGCAACGGTCACCTGGAACCCGCCCACTGTTGGCGAGCAGTGCGTTGTTTTCGCGCCGGATGGCGATCTGGCCGCTGGCATCGTCCTGGTCGGCATGTATCAGAATGACCGCCCATCTCCAAGCGAAAACCCCAACGAATGGATCGCACAGTTCCCAGATGGCGCAACTGTTGTCTACGACCACGGCATTAGCAGTCTGACGGTGACCGGCATCAAGACGGGGCTTATTGTCGCTAGTGATGCGTTCACGCTGCGCTGCCCGAACATCACGCTGGACGGAAAGACCACGGTCACCGATTTGCTTACTTACCTGGCAGGCATGAGCGGCCAAAACGGCAAAGGCAACGGTACTGCGATCCGCGGCAACCTGACGCACGAAGACGGCGATCTGAAATCGAACGGCGTGGTGTTGCATACGCATACGCACGGTGGCGTCCGCTCTGGCGGCAGCAATACGGCTGGGCCGAATCCATGAGCAGCTATCTGGGCATGAATGCGCAAAATGGCCGCGCCATTGCAAGCGGCGATCATTTGGCGCAGTCCATCTCCGACATTCTGACCACGCCGGTCGGCTCACGCTTGGCGCGGCGCGAATACGGAAGTCTGCTGCCCGAACTGATCGACGCCCCGGCCAATCAGAACACGCTGCTGCAATTGTATGCCGCTGCCGCCACGGCGCTCATTCGCTGGGAGCCGCGATTGCGTTTGACGCGCGTATCGACCGATGCGGCCACGTCGGGCGGTCGCGTTGCGCTGTCAATCGAGGGAAACCGCGCGCGTGGCGGCGCGCCGTTCTCAACCGCGGTCATGATCGCAGGAGCGCGCGCATCATGACGCTACCCACCATCGACCTGTCGCAGCTGCCATTTCCGGGCGTCATAGAATCCCCGACGTTCGAGTCCATCTTCGCCGAACGCAAAGCGGCGTTGATTGCCGCCTATCCCGATGCCGCCGATGCGCTTGCGCTCGAATCGGAGCCGCTGACCAAGCTGCTACAGGAAAATGCATATCGGGAATTGCTGCTGCGCCAGCGCATCAACGATGCTGCCAAGGCCGTCATGCTGGCATTCTCACGCGGTGCCGACCTTGAGCAATTGGGCGCGTTGCTTGGCGTCGGTCGCCTTGAAGGCGAAGCCGATGCGGCATTGCGCGATCGGATACGCCAGTCGATGTACCAGCTATCGGTGGCAGGCCCGCGCGCCGCGTATGCCAATCAGGCCCGCGGTGCCCATCATCAGATCAAGGATGTTGTGGTCAGCAGCCCAGCGCCCGGCGACGTTTTGGTCACCGTCCTGGCCGTGGATGGCGCAGCCTCCCAGGCCATTCTGGACGCCGTAGAACAGGCACTATCTGCTGAAACGGTGCGACCGCTTTGCGATACGGTCATCGTTGAACCCGCCGCCATCCAGGGTTATCACATCGTCGCCACCATCGAGACCTATCCCGGTCCGGAAGGCCAAGTCGTGCGGCAAGCCGCTGTCGATGCGTGTTGGGCACACGACGCCGAGACCAACAGGATCGGCGCGCAGCTTACCCGTTCGGGTCTCTATGCGGCATTGCGCCGATCCGGCGTCGCCAGCGTCGAACTATCGTCGCCGCCTCCCACACCCGGCGTGGACGATGTGTTGATTCCTGCGCAGGCTCGGTCGGCCCCGAAATGCTTGTCTGTGACAGTCAACATCAGGGTGCGCAATGGATAATCTGTTGCCGCCCAGCGCCACGCAGCTTGAACGTCACGCCGCTGCCGCCCTGGCCGCTCTTGGTCAGCTGCGCGTGCCATTGCGCGACTTGTGGGATCCGCACGCCTGCCCCATCGACCTACTGCCCTGGCTGGCATGGACGGTTGCCGTGGATGATTGGGACGAATCCTGGCCAGAAAATGTCAAGCGCGCCGCCGTCGCCGACCAGGTCGCCTTGCATCGTCGTCGCGGCACGGTATGGGCCGTGAAACGGGCGGTACGCCGCTCTGGCCTGACGGCGGAAATCATTGAGCGCGCCCAACAGCGCGCTATTTACGAAGCGCATGGCGCGTTGCAGGTTGATGGGTCTTGGCGGTTGGATGCATCAAAGAAGATTCATCCCATAGACCTGGTGACGGGCGTACCGCAGATCCAGCATTGGGCGCAATTTATCGTGCGCTTTGACCTTGCCGAAGCCCAGCGCGCAGAAGCATACGCGCAGGCCCGCCGCCTGATCGACGCCTGGAAACCGGAAAGATCCTGGTCGATTTACGCGTACTACCTGCTGCTGACGATCATTATCTCCATCGAAACCCGGTCGCGCGCCCTGATGGAAAAGCGCAGCATGATTCGTTATCCATGGTGCGGCCGCGTCATCAGCGATTCGCCGGACGTTGCCTGGCGTCTGGGGCGCGACGCCGAGCCTATCCGCCTGCCACAACCTTTCGGTGCATTCCGCGTAGGCCAAATGGTAGGAGCCGTCCCAGGGTGGTTGATTCGCAATTGCAGCATCCAGTCCGATCTGTTGGTGCAATTGCACGGTCAGGCTGCGCCGGTAGGCGATATGGTACGGATCGGGAATGCCCATGTGCGCCTTGATCGAACCTGGCGCTTGTCCAGGCGCGAAATTCACGCCGTCACGCATGCCGATCTCAAGTCCAAGGCGGTCGTCTCTACCGCGCCGCGCTTGCTGACCACGATCCACGAACACACGTCGCTGCCATATCCGAAGACCAGGCCGCGTCTGGCATCAGGGCCTCGGCGCTTGGCGCCTTGGAACCGTTTGGACGGATCCTGGATGTTGGGCGAACCGCGGCGCAAGCAACCTTTCGGGTTCAATCTGGGGCGCGATGTATCCATTCCGGCGCGCGGCGCTGCGGTGATTCGTCCCCCGAACGTTTGGCGCGTCTACGCGCCGCGCAGGTCGTCAACGGCGCACACGCGCATCAGCTCGGGAAATTCAGACTTGGCCCCGATTTCCCCGGTGCGATCTACGCGCCCTGGATGGCACAGGCCCGCGTACTGCGTCTGGATGGCGCTTGGCGCGTGGGCGGGCCTGCCGCACCGCACGCAACCCTCAATTAGGAGATTCCCCATGGCTGAAGCCGTCACCGCACACGACTATCGCCAGCGCCTGGCGCGCCAGGCACAGGACGGAACGCCCGTCAAAAAAATCGCGTTCATGGCATTTGGCGATGGCGGACACAACGCCGACCTGACCCCAAAAGCACCGAACGACAAGCGCAAAGCACTTTGGCACGAACTGCTGCGCAAACCCCTGGCCGCCATTACCCGTGATGACCTGGACACCACAGGTCGAGGCGTTCTGGAAGAGTCCGAATTGGTCGGGGCCCAGATATCCGAGGCCGCGCTACTCGATGCGGATGGCAAGGTCGTTGGCTTTAAGACGTTCGCGCCCAAGCTCAAAGAGTCGGACGAACGCTACGAAATCAGCATCACGCTACGGTTCTAGGAGAAACAACAATGGCTTTGCCGCACCCCAAGATCACCCAAATCCCGCAAACCGAACCCTACGCCACGCCCGCGCTGTGGAACACCCGGTACGATGAGATCGACAAGAATTTCAAAGATCTCGATACGCGCGCTGCCAGCGCGCAATCGGAGATCGAAGATGCCAGAGGCGGGAAAAACAATCTCGGCGCGCGGCTCGGCGAGCTTGAAGATCAGGTAAACATCCAGTCGCTTGACTACCAGAATGCCGAGGCGGCCGCGCTGCTCTTTGCCATGGCACAGGCCGCCCTAGCGAACCGCAGCGTCCAGGCACTGAAAGAACATCTTCAGCAGGAATCAGAGATCGTCATTCAGAATCGCGGCGTCGTGTCCGGCTGCGCGATCACGCGCTCCACGACGGCCGCACGTAACTTGAATCTGGTATCCGGTCGATGCTTTGCCCACGGTCGCGTATGGCCAGTATCGGCTGGTGACAATGCCGCTTCGGTGCCGCCGAACATTTCCAATGCGCCCGTTGTTGTGCATGCCTACCTGCACCGCGATACTGCGTTGCGCTGGCGCATGGCGGTCACTGCCATTGGTCAGCCCGTGCCCGAGGATGGCATCCGCATCTACAACGTGACGATCCCGGCTGCCAGCACAGATGCCACCGACCCGTATCTTGAAAACGTCACGATCACAGATGTGCGACGTCTTGAGCCACGGTTCCCCGCCGTGCTGGATAACCCCGCTTCCGTATCCACCGTGGTCGAACGTCTGTCCGCCAACGATTACCGCGTTGACCTTGACGTGGTTTCCAGTGTCGGCGCGCCGTGCGTGACCAGCGACATTCTCGTGGCAAGTCGCGCCACCAATGGGCTGACATTCCAACTCGCCAGCGCGGCCGACAGCGTGCGGCTGCGCTACCGCATCAGCAAACTCAACAACTAGGAGCCCCACATGCCCCAGATCAACCTGAAAACCGCTGGTCAGCCGGTCGCCGACTTCTCGATAAACGGCACCTTCGTCACGATCGCCGGCGTCGCCATCGACTGCGAAGCGCGCCAGCAAGACATCGACATCGTCATCGAAATTCGCGGAACACTGGTATCAATAACCTACCTTGCCCAAGTCCTGATCCCCGCACGCCGGTACGTCGAAGACATCATCGACGATGCCCAGGACGAGGGAACCGCACTGCGCACGCCCGTTCCCCTCGACCCGAATGCCGTCGAGATCACGCTCTGGCCCCGCGCTGCGGTGTCGGTAGACCAACCCTAAACCAGCAAAGGAACTCTTATGCCCACCGTTATCGTTCGCGACACATTGCGCGCATCCGTAGAAGCCGCCACTGGCGGGAAATGCACTGTCCTGTACACGGCGCTTAACCAGCCCAGCTATGTGCGCGTCATCCCGCGCTTTCGGCTACAAGACATTGACCCCGTCTTGGGTAGCGGTGTCGATCCGGCATTCACCGTCAACGGGGTCGAGAAGTCGGAAATCTTCATCGGCATGTACCCCGGCATCGTCAAAAACGGCGAATTGATCTCGCTACCCGGTCAGGATCCCGGTGCCAGCGCTAACCATGACACATTCGTTGCGCGCGCCCGTGCATGCGGCCCAGGCTGGCACGTTGTGACGAATTCCGAATACGCTGCCTTGGCGCTGTGGTGCTTGAAAAACGGATTTCTCCCAAGAGGCAACACCAACTACGGTGCATCTTCTGATGCGCCGTATGAAACCGGCGTGCGCCGTGATGGCCAAGTCCCAGGCATGAACAGCGGCACCGCGCGCACCCTGACGGGATCGGGCCCCGTCAGCTGGAGCCACGACAACACGCCTGCGGGCATCGCCGATTTGTGCGGCAACGTGTGGGAGTGGGCACCAGGCATCCGCATCGTTGATGGTGAAATCCACATCATCCCGAACAATGACGCTGCGGCGCATGACACGGATCTGTCGGAAGCGTCCACGGCTTGGCGCGCCATCAACGGCGCCAACGGCGAGCTGGTCGCGCCGGGACATGATAACGCGGTGAAGTATGCCCTCGAAGGCGCCGATCCCTACACGCTGGTGCGCAACGGATCGACGTTCGAAGGGATAACAAATCCTGGAACTCCTGCCGTATCGGTGGAAGCGCTCACCGTGCTAGCGCGCGTCGGCCTGTATCCACTAGCTGGCGCGAGCTTGGGCGGCGATGGTTTCTGGCTGGACCCCGAGGGCGAACGGCTCGCGATCCGTGGCGGCAATTGGAACGGCGGCGCGCGCGCAGGCGTCTTCGCGCTGGGCGTGAACTACGCCCGCGACCGCACGTTTGGCAGTGTCGGCGCTCGCCCCGCTTTTGTGCTCTGAAACCTGAACCCTGAAACCTGGGGGACGGGCGATAGCCCGTTCCTCGGGCCCATAGCAATGTCTAGATCCCAGCACTCAGATAGAAGCCCGCGAACCGATGACTTGCTGATCCGCCAGCGCGTCATCGACATGATCGAGTACGGTCATGCGGCCGTGCGGAACTTCCCGAAGTCGGAGCGCCACGTTCTGGCCGCCGAGATCCGGCGCGCCATGTGGGGGCTGCTGCGCCTGGTCGTGGTGTGCAACAAGCGATACCACAAAAAAACCACAATGCAAGACCTGGACGCGGAGCTCGACCTGCTGCGCTGCCAGATCCGTGTGGCTGCCAATCTGGGGTTTCTGGAATTCAGACGCTACGAGCATTGGGCAAAACTGAACGACGAAATCGGCCGCATGATCGGCGGCTGGATGAAGTCGATTGATCCTGACAGGGGTTCGCGTTGAAACGGCTCGCGATCCGTGGCGGCAATTGGAACAACGGCGCGCGCGCAGGCGTCTTCGCGCTGAACGTGAACAACGCCCGCGACCGCACGTTTGGCAGTGTCGGCGCTCGCC